AGCAGGTTCAGCATTCACTCCACGGCCTGAGCGCCGAAGTCGGTGAGCTCAATGGGCTGTACCAGAAATTCTATCAGGGACATGCGGTAGATCCGAAGCACGCCAAAAAGGAGGCAGGAGACATCGCTTGGATGCTGGCAGAGTACTGTACGGCGAACGGATGGAGCCTTGATGAGGTTTTTAAGCTTAACATCGACAAGCTGAAAGCCAGGTATCCTGACGGCTTCGACACGGAGCACAGCTTACACAGGAAGGTAAACGACGTATGACACCGGAGAACGAGGCGAAGGTAAACTATCTCAGGCGATACAAATGGGACTTGATAGCCCTTGAAGAAATCGAGAGCGAGATAACAGCTTGCAGACTCGGTGCTCTGCCGGGGGCAATATCTTATACTGGAATGCCACACGGAGGCGGAGACAACAAAGCAGACCTCGCCAATTACGCGGCGCGCATTGACGAACTGCTCATGAAGTTCAAACGCAAGCGCGAGGAAACAATCCGCGACCTGCATGAGATCGTCGACGCGATCGAGGACATCGCGAGGCGCAATCCGGACGACGAGGGTCTGTGCGTTCTGCTTCGGTACAAGTATATACAAAACAAAAGGTGGAGAGAGATAGGCATACTCATGCATTTCAGTGAGGCATACGTCAAAAGCGAGCTTCACAGCAAAGCACTGCAAAAATTTCAACTCCCTACGAAATCCTACGAAGAAAAATTGTAGAATATAAACTGACGTGAAACGTCAGACGGTGGAGGCCAGACAATTGCACGAATTATTGGAGGATAATGTCTTTCAATCGTTCTTGCTCATGTGATATAATGGCATTGTCGAAGTATAGGATAGGAGCTGTGGATAGGTGAAAGCCTTCCCGCTCGAATGGGTTCCCCCATTATCCATGTATTACCCTGTGAGGGCCGGACATGTTCCGGTCCTTTTTGATAGAATATATGTGCCGTAGTACGGCAAGAGCAAGTTTATCCTTTTCACCCTTATAATTTTTCTTTTCCTTCGGGACCCGGTACAGCTGCCGGGTCCTTTTGCATGCAAGGAGTTCCTATGGTTGAAACAACATGGCAGTCTAAAGAGATCGCAGGCATGGCGCATCGTGTGATGAACGAGCGGCCTGATCTGAAATGGATCCTCGCTGCCGGGATCAGTATCGGATTCCTTGAGAGCGACAGGAATAAAAAGAAAAACGGGAGGGAGTGTCTAGCGGAATGCATTAAGGTCAGGGACCTTTACAAGGTGTATATCCCGCATGACTTCCTGATTGTCGTTTATAAGCCCAACGTTTCCGGCATGTCCGAACGACAGATGGAGATCTTGCTTTATCATGAGCTCCTCCATGTCGGCATGGACGATACGGGCGAGGAAGTGAAGTATATAGTCAATCCGCACGATGTGGAAGACTTCCGTGCGGTCATAGACAGATACGGGATTGATTGGGCGAAGACTTAACAGGAAAGGGCAAGCAATGACAATTGATGCTGATGCGGCAATTGATATGCTGAAAGAACCTTTACGATTTGAATTCGTCGGGAAAGAATGCGACTTTGAAAAATGCATTGTCGATGATATTGCTGAGATTGTAAAGAATCTCGGACTTCCAGATATTCAAGTCGTTGAAAGACAAAAGACAGTAACACTTTCGGATATTCAAATTCGGATGGATATTATCGTAAGGCATGTCGATGATACAATAACAATTTTCGAAGTAAAGAAGGTGAATTCGAAGAACCCGCAAGGCGGTCCGTATTGGCAAATGGGCGCAATTGGTCAGCTATTGCTTTATAAAAGCGTTGTCAAAGCGTTTACCGGATGTGAGGTACGGCTAGTTCTGGTTGATAATAAAATTTTTTACAGAACAAGATGCGCATTTCTCGAAGAAAAGCTACCTATCACGCTTGTTGAGATTCAAAAGGACAGAATGTTCGTACCGTATGTAGGATGGTGATTATGTGGCAAAGGGTAAGTTTGAAAACTGGTTAACGGAAGATGGCTTGCTCTTGCTTAAGGGATGGGCTCGCGACGGGTTAACCGATGAAGAAATTGCTAAGAAGATGGGAATCAACGTTGCAACCCTGTACAGATGGAAAGATAAATACTGCGAGATTTGCGAGGCATTAAAAAAGGGCAGAGAGCCCGTTGATGTCATTTTAGAAGATACAGCGTTCGAGAGAGCTACGCAATGGCGCACGGTGAAGGAAGTTACAAGAGCTCTTCAATTCAATCGTGAAAGCGGAAAGAAGGAGCTTGTCGTCATTAAAGAAATCGAGAAGAAAGTCCCGCCTGATTCGACCTTGCTCATCTTCCTGATGAAGAACCGGATGAAGGACAAGTACGGCGATAAGCAGCAGCTCGAGATCTCCGGACAACTCGACACGAATCCCTTTGCGGGACTGACGGAGGAGCAGCTGAGGAAGCTGGCAAAAGACAATGGATGACCGCATGATCGCGCTCGGTGCGAAATGCGAGCTTGCCCGCCGGCACTTCTTCGATTACTGCAATCTCAAAGCTCCGGATTTCTACAAACGGGACAGAGCTTATCTGGTGGAGTTCTGCGAGACGCTGCAGGGCTTCCTTGCGTCAGATGACGATATACTGATCATCAATGCACCGCCGAGACATGGCAAGAGCCGCACGGTCGGATGCTTTGTCGAATGGCTCCTCGGCAAGGATCGAAGATACAAGATCATGACAGGTTCTTACAATGAGAAGCTGTCGACGACCTTCTCGAAGGGCGTGCGCGATACGATCATGGAGCTGAAGGCGGACCGCTACCGTCCGGTATACGCAGATGTTTTTCCCAGGACGAAGGTAAAACGCGGTGACGCTGCCATGAATCTGTGGAGCCTCGAAGATGGCTATAATAACTATCTGGCGACGTCTCCGACCGGTACAGCGACCGGATTCGGTGCGGACCTGATAATTATCGACGACCTGATAAAATCGCGCTATGAGGCAAATAACGCGAACATTAAGCAGGCTCACTGGGACTGGTTCACGGGCACAATGCTCTCCCGTCTGGAAGAGCACGGCAAGATCATTATTGTCATGACCAGATGGGCGACGGATGACCTCGCAGGCCGGATCGTTGAGCACGCTGCGGAATACGGCTGGTCTGTCCGGCATCTGAACTTCAAGGCGCTCCGGGATGACGGCACGATGCTCTGCCCGGAGATCCTCAGCCGTCAGAGCTACGAATCAAAGCGCAGGGCGATGGGGGCAGAGGTTGCAGACGCCAACTATCAGCAGATGCCGATCGATATCAAGGGGCGGCTGTATTCACACTTTAAGACCTACACGGATATCCCGCGGGACGAAGCTGGGCATCCGTTTTTTATTGCGGTCAAGTCCTATACCGATACGGCAGATACCGGAGCGGACAACCTGACACATATCGTCTATGGCGTCAGCCCGTCGAAAGAAGCATATGTACTGGACGTTATCCACACAAAAGATCCGATGGAGATCACGGAGCCTGCTGTTTCCAGATCGATTCTTGAGAACGGCGTGACGTGGGCCGACATCGAGTCCAACAATGGCGGGCGCGGGTTTGCCCGGAATGTCGAGAAGATCCTCCGGGAACAATTCCGGAACAACCGGGCAGTTATCCACTGGTTCCACCAGTCGCAGAACAAGATGGCGCGGATCCTCTCCAACGCGACGAACGTCATGGAGCATGTGTATTTCCCGGCTGACTGGATGTATCGGTGGCCGGACTATTACGATGACATGACACGGTATCAGCGCGAAGGAAAAAACGCCCACGACGACGCGCAGGACGCCACCACAGGCGTTGTTGAGAAAATGACGAATGATGATTCCTCGTCTGCAGGGATCAATCGAAATACGGACCTTAGAGGAGGGTTCTGATGGCTGACAAGATCAATATCAAGATAGACGATAACCGGACGATCCGGATACCGGCAGGGACGGAAATGACGCCGCGGCTCCTCTCCTCGCTGATCGCGAAGCACAAGGAGCTCGTGACGAAGTACTACAAGCCCCTCGACGACGCGTACAAGGGACGGTACAAGATCTTCACGCTCCCGAAGAAGCCGGCGTGGAAGCCGGACAACCGGATCGCACTGAACTACGCGAAGTATATTTCCGATACCTTCACCGGATTCTTCCTCGGCATCCCGGCAAAGCTGACCGTCAACGACGAGGAGAGCGAGGCGGTCAAGGAATATGTCGAATACCTCGACAGCTACAACTCGCAGGACATGGTCAACAGCGAGCTGGCGAAGATCAGCAGCAACCTGGGTACGGCCTACGAGATGTACTACAACGACGAGGACGGCGAGGTCGGGACGCTCTGCCTCAGCCCGATGGAGGCTTTCATGGTCTACGATGACAGCATCCTCGGACATGAGATGTTCTTCGTCCGGTACACGAAGGGCGCGGACAATACCGAGCGCGGGTCCTACTCGGATGATTCCATCGTCCGGCATTTCGAGAATAAGGGCGGAATCCAATGGACGGACGACGAGACCCAGCACTACTTCGGCGGCGTCCCCGCTACGGAGTACCCGCACAACACGGAACGCATGAGCATCTACGAGGATTCGCTCTCAGCGATCGACGCGCTCAATAAGGCGCTGTCCGAGAAGGCGAACGACATCGAATACTTCTCGGATGCCTACCTGAAGATCGTCGGCCCGAAGATCGGCAAGGACGACACGAACTACATCCGGGATACCCGCGTGATCAACCTGTACAAGAATCCGGGCAGTGACGATAACATACCGCTCGACGCTGAGTTCCTGGCTAAGCCGGACGCGGACACGTCGCAGGAGCACTTGATCGACCGCCTGCACACGGAGATCTTCCAGCTCTCCATGGTGGCCAACATCTCGGACGAGAGCTTCGGGACAGCTTCCGGTGTGGCGCTCAAGTACAAGCTCCACGCCATGTACAACCTGTTCCGCACAAAGGAGCGGAAGTTCAAGGCAGGCTTCGACCGGAGATACCGGCTGATCTTCTCCTCCCCGATCGCAAAGACGCACGGAGTGGCAGCGGAAGACTGGGTCAAGGTCTCGGCGACGTTTACCCCGAACTTCCCGGCGAACGTGACCGAGGAAGCGGACAATGCCGCGAAGCTCTCCGGCATCGTCTCCCGTGAGACACAGCTCGGCCTCCTCTCTTTCGTTGAGGACGCTGGCGCGGAGCTGGAGCGCCTGCAGGAAGATGAGGCGGCGCTCATGAACAGCACGAACAGCTACGGCGCGGATCTTCCGGAACATGACCACAGCCACGAGGTGAACGAGGATGAACAGTCGTGATTACTGGAAGAAGCGCGAAGACGAAGCCAGGAAGAATACCATCCGGGACGAGAAGGAATACAATGCGCGCCTGAACGAGATCTACGAGTACACGATCGCTAATATCGAGAGGCAAGTCAACGACTGGTACGCCCGGTATGCATCGAAGGAAGGCATCACGATGGCGGAAGCCAGAGGGCGCGTCAAGCACATCGACATGGAGCGATACGAGCGTCTGGCGGCGAAGTACGTCGCGACACACGACTTCTCCGAGCAGGCCAATCAGGAGATGGCGCTCTACAACCTGACGATGAAGGTCAACCGACTGGAGCTCCTCAAGGCAGAGATCAACCTCGAGCTCATGGCGGGCTTCGACGACATCCAGCACGAGATGGAGCGCGACCTCATCCAGACAGCCATGAAGGAAGACCGGCGACTTGCCGGGATCCTCGGTGACTCCGTGATCGGTAACGAGCAGTACGCGAAGCAGCTCGTCAACGCTTCCTTCCGCAACGCTACCTTCTCAGAGCGCATCTGGGGACGGAACATGCCGGACTTGCGAATCCATCTCGAGGCGGAGCTCCGGAACGGGCTCATGCAGGGCATCGGGTCAGATGAGCTTGCTCGGCGCTTCCGGAAGCATTACGGCGGCTCGGTGAAGGATACTGAGCGGCTCATGACGACGGAGATGTGCCGCCTGCAGACAGCTGTGCAGAAGGAATCCTTCGAGCGGAACGGCTACAAGGAGTACATGTTCATCACTTCGGGAAATGACAATGTCTGTCCGGATTGTGAGGCGCTCCACGGCCAGCACTTTAAAGTCAGCGAGATGCAGGCCGGGGTGAACGCTCCGCCGATGCATCCGAGGTGCCACTGCTCCGCCGCTGCCTACATGGACAGCGACAAGTACAAGCGGTGGATCGATGCGCTGGCGAATGGCGAGGATGTCAGATGGAATGAATTTGAGGCAGAGAGTGACCGCCCAAGACAGCCTGAAATCAACGTCAACCAGATGAGCGCCAGTGAAGCGGATTCCGTCGGAAGAGGTGTCATATATAAGCACTGGGAAGAATACAGGCAGAAGTTCCTCGGGCATGCCGCTCCGGTCGATTTCAACCGTCTGGATACCAGTATGTATGACAAGGTGAATCTTGGAGCATACAAAGACATGGAGACGGTCAGCAAGATACTGACGACCGTGAACAATCTTTCGTCCGACTTCTATTCGCCGCTTCAGAGCCTGCGATGGATGGACAAAACGGAAAGCCTGTTTTCCCGTGCCTTTGCTTCTACGACTCATATGTGGGGCTATGGCTCCGCCGAGATACGGTTTAATCCTGTCAAGCTGTCGGGGGATGGAATCGAGAGAATCGCAGAGCTGTCCGCAAATGGATACGCGGTGAATATCCCGAAAGGGCGTGAGGTCGAGTATATCGTTGCGCACGAATTCGGGCATTCGATTTTGAATATTGGCGAAAAACTGCCGACAAAATCGAATAACTTCGTGCAATGCGACCTTCGCGCGGTGAAGGCGGCGCGAGGCGAGATAGAAAAGCTCTGGGATTCCTATACTGCCGATGTCGGGAAAGCTTTTAAGGAATACGAGGAAATGCGGAAGGCTCTGGACTCGAAGTTTATTTTCGAGATGATTCCTCCGACAGATGAGGAGAGGAAGGCACTGAGCGAATTGAAAGCCACGATGGAAAGTAAGCGAATCAGCGTTTACTCCATGTCCAACATGGACGAGTTCGTCGCTGAGGCTTTCGCAGATGTCAGGATAAACGAGGAGAACGCTTCCGAGCATTCCAAGCAGGTGTATGGTGTTCTCTCGAAATATTTCGGGAAGGGCGGTGAATAATGTGTTTGTTGATGAACCATATTTCATGACCAATCCTGATTGGTTCACATTCGACATCAAGTCGAAGCGGTACGTTCTGACTGAGGACGCACCTAAGGAAGCGAGGGCGTCTTATAAACAGTTCTACGAAGATTTGGATTCGATGGTTGCGGACGATAAGAAGTCAAAGCAGTGACGCATCGGGAGACCGATGCTTTTTCTATGCCGGAATTGCGCCGGCGCAATCGTGAAAGGCGGTGAATGATATGAACACACTCAGAGAAAGAGCACAGGAATGGCTCGATTGTTACAAGGCCTCAAGCGGCGACGTTATTAATCTGCCAGCTCCGGAAACAATTGCCGCGGTGTTTGCGGAGTATCTGCATGAAACCAAAGCGGATACGCAGGTCGACAGTCAGGCATATGAGCTCGAAGAACAAGTGCAGGAGCTTAAGTTCCAGCTCGATGCTGTTGAAAAACGAGTGATCCGCCTCGAAGGTGAGAACTCAGCGCTGAGGTTTTCAGTCCGCTGTAACGGCGTGAGCGGTGCGGAGGTGTGACATGATCACGATCACATACGGCAGCCGTGAGCCGCCGAGCTTGACCATCCGGGGGCATTCCGGTTATGCGACGCAGGGCACGGACATCGTGTGCGCCGCTGTGAGCGCTCTTTTCGTGACGCTGAGCAATTCCCTTACCGAGTACACGAACGACCTTGTATCGGTCAGGAGCGAGCCGGGAGACGGGCTTATTATGTGGCGAGGCAGGATATCTGACAAGGGCAGGCTTTTGCTGGACAGTGCCCTTCTGGGGCTCAGAGATATCGCGGAAATGCATCCGGAACATGTTGAATTTAAGATCGAATGAAGGACGGCATGAGCCGTCTTTTTTATTGCGGCAGGCGTGGAACCGCTCAAAGCTACGGAATCCGGGAGGCGTGGGCACCCGGTAAAAACTACGGAGACGGGGCAGGCATGAGACCCCTTTAACCTTATGGATATGGAGGATTACAACCATGATGAATAGATATGTCAGCAGAATGAACAGACAGCAGGCGAGAGACCAGAAGCACGGGCGCATCAGGATCCCGTTCAACCTCCAGCTCTTCGCGGAGGATGGCGCAGACGGCGGTGACGATGGATCCGATGACGGAGACGACGGCTCCGACGATGACGACGACAAGGGCGACGAACCGGAGAAGAAATACACGGATGCCGACATCGACAAGATCGTCAAAGAGCGCCTCGCAAGGGAGCGCAAGGCAGCCGAAAAGAAAGCCAGACAGCAGGCTGAAGCTGAGAAGCTGAAGAACATGACTGCTGCCGAGAAGAGGGACGCTGAATTCGAAGAGATGAAGGCGCGGCTCGCGACGCTCGAAGCTGAGAAGAATCAGGCGAGCATGCTCTCCACGGCTTCCGACATCCTGAAGGACGCTGGTATCGTCGTATCCTCGAAGCTGGTCGGGCACCTGATCGCTGAGACGGCCGATGAGACCAAGGCGAATGTTGACGAGTTCGTGAAGCTCTACAACGACGCCGTGAACAAGGGAATCAGGGCAGCTATGAAGGCGGCTGGCTCGAACCCGAAGAAGTCCGGTTCTTCCACCCTGACAAAGGAAGACATCATGAAGGTCAAGAATAATTTTGAGCGACAGAAGCTCATCAACGAGAACATGCATCTTTTCCGATAAGATGCGCGATATGGAGGTATATCATGAACATCAATCGCAAACTTATGAACCTGCAGCTTTTTGCAGTTCCGAATGAAACAACTACATCCGACCTTGCTCCGGCGATCTCCATCGACTTCACATCCCGGATCTCCGAGAACATCAACACCCTGCAGGAGATCCTCGGCGTCACCAATATGGTCCCGATGGCAGCAGGCACGCTGATCAAGCTCTACAAGGAGACGACCACACTGGCCGAGCAGGTCGCTGAGGGCGAGACGATCGGCCTTTCCAAGGTCAAGCGCGAGCTCGCAGATACGAAGGAGCTTGTCCTTGGCAAGTATCGCAAGCAGGTAACGGCTGAGGCTATTCAGAAGTACGGCCGTGAGATGGCGATCAACCGCACGGATGAGAAGCTGATCGGCGAGATCCGCAAGCAGATCAAGGCTGATTTCTTCGCGGAAATCGGTAAGGGTACGGGCACAGCCAATGGCGGCTCCAACCTTCAGCAGACTCTTGCCAATGTCTGGGCGGCTCTTCAGAAGAAGTATGTCGACACGGACGTGACGCCGGTCTACTTCGTATCTTCCGACGATGTTGCCGATTATATTGGCAATGCATCCATCACTCTGCAGACCGCTTTCGGCTTCACCTACGTGGAGAACTTCCTCGGCCTCGGCAAGGCGTTCGTCCATCCGGATCTCACCAAGGGTACTGTGATCGGCACGGTCGTCGAGAACCTGAACGGCGCTTACGTACCGGCGAACGGCGGAGACCTTGCGGAGTCCTTCGACCTGACAGGGGACGAGTCCGGATTCGTCGGCATGACACATCAGGCAGCCACGGACAACGCGTCTATCACGACGCTGCTCTTCTGCTCCGTGCTCTTCTACCCGGAGCTGCTTGACGGCGTCATCAAGGGCACGATCACAGGTGCGTGATATTAACTGATCAATGACCGGGCGGGCGCTGCCTGCCCGGGATAACTGCGCACCGGAAAGGATAATGTATGTACGTAGTAATCAAAGCATTCAGCGACCTCACGGACCCGGTCAAGTTCCGGGAAGTCAAGGAGGGGCTCCTCCCGCTCCGCTACAGGGAGTACAGACCCGGGGACATCTACCCGCATCCGGATGCGCCTTTCCCGACGCAGGAGAGAGTCATGGAACTGGCGAGCAATGCGAACAAGCAGGGAACTCCGCTGATCGCGTGGGTCGAGGATCCGGAACCGGAAGTGCCGGCAGAGGAACAGGAACCGAAGAAGGCTCCCGCTAAGCGGAAGGCCAGCCGAACAAAGAAGGAGTGATAGCCATGACGACACGGGAGATACTGGACAAGGTGAAGCTCCGGATCGATCCTGCGGGCGACCTGGGCGAGACGCTGGACAGGCAGCTTACGGATATCATCGAAGATGTCGAAGCGCGGCTTTGCCTGAAGCTGGGGGGCGTGAAAACTGTCCCTGACCAGCTTGGGTATGTCGTTACGGGAGTGACGGTCAAGATTTATAACCGCATCGGCTCCGAGGGCGCTGCGAGTCATTCCGTCAGCGGTGAAACGATCTCTTGGGACGAGGATCCGTTTGCAGAATACTCAGCTGATATCAGCAGGTATCTGGCGACGCACTCCGAACCGCTCTTCGGCATACAGTTCATCTGATTGGTGGTGGTCTTATGAGATATGACACAGCGGTCTATTTCCAGACGCTCGCGCAGGGTGCTTATGACGAGGATACCGGCGATTACAGCGATCCGACGATCACAGAGGTACAACGCACAGCGTCAGTGATCGAGACGAGCGACGAGACGAAACAGCTCCTCTACGGGAACGTCACGGAGAAGTCGAAGATCATCAGTCTGCTTAATGCATACGTCGGACACTTCGACCGTATCCGCATTGGGAATGTGCTCTATCGGGTCGACCAGCGCACGACGCTCCGGAAGAAGCAGTCCTTCGTCGTGTCTGAGATTCCCGGGGAGAGGTGGTCGGAATGAGCAGCACAGGAGTTAGGCTCGAAGGCTTTGAAGAACTGCAGGCAAGGCTCAAGAAGAACGTAAAGCTGGAGGATGTGAAAGTTGTCGTCCAGTACCATGGCTCACAGATGCAGCAGACGGCGCATGACCTTGCGCCGAACCGCACAGGACATTTACAGGAGTCCATCAAGCTGGAGCTCGTGAACAACGGCATGACCGCGGAAGTGGCTCCGGGCATGAATTATGCGGCTTATGTAGAGTATGGCACTCGATACATGGCAGCGCAGCCTTATATGCGGCCGGCCTTCATGCAGCAGTCCGAGCGGTTCAAGTCTGACCTTGCGAAGCTCATGAAGTAGGAGGTGCATCCACATGTTAGAACCACAGCAGGCGCTCTTTATCGCCGTCAGAAAAGCCCTGGAAGAACTTTACCCGGGGAGTGTATACGACGGAGCCATACCGGGACCTGAGACGCCTTATCCTTTCACCTATCTGGGGGAGTTCAATCAGGTCGATCGGGAAACGAAATCAGTCATCATCGGATATATTCCGGTCACGATCCACAACTGGCATAACCGGACGGACAAGCGCGGGACACTTTCGGCCCGCCAGCAGGCAGTCAAGGACGTGCTGAGAGCGGTCAGTCATCCCGATTATGCTTTCCATGTTCGGAATGTCACGAGCAGGATCATACCGGACAATACTAC